GGCCGCTAAAGTGCAGAGCGTGGAGGAGCTAAATGCGAGAGGCCTCGCCCCATACAGCTATGGAGCTAAGGCCTATAGTGGAATGCTGCTAGAGGTTAAGAGAGGTAATACACGGCCGCCGCCATCTAAGCCTAACGCAAGCATGGAATGACTAAACCTTTATTGTTAACCATAAAGCTAAGGCTAACTCTACCACTAATAATATCTTGAACCCACGACTCCGCCTCACCATCCTTCCAATCAAAGGCGCTATCCTCATCAATAATTAGTTGACAAGAGCTAACAGTATTATACTGAGCCACTAGTTGGCGAAAAGCGAGGTTCAATAAATTTTGAGCATTAGTTTCCATATTAATATCCTAATATTAGTATAAATCGAGAGAGGGCCACTTAGTCGCGAGATATTAAGCTGCGATAGTGGCCATTGATAGCGATTCGGGGTTTAAATATCGTCGTGGCCACACAATAATTAAAAAGTAGTATAAACGTATTACTTAAAAATTATCGTGTGACAGCGAGCGATTTTGGCTCTAAGCTATAGAGGCAACGTGGCTACAACTAAACGAATCTCAGTTGCGGCCACCATGATCCGCAGTCCATCTTTTAAGACAATCCAGTCAATGGGCCCTTCGCTAGTAGTCTCCTTGATCCATGCAGCAATGCCCCTATCGTACCACTCCCCTAAGGTTGCCGGAAAGAATATCGTCGGCGTATCTTGATAGAACTCATCTTCATCATAGAAGGATGCCATGGAAGGATAAATACAAGCAGCCTCGTCACTAATACCAATGACCTTACCACTCTTGAGATGCACAAAGTCAACCCAACACCCGCCGCCGGTATTCTCAATAGTTACATTTTCAATATAGTTATGCATAGACATATTAGTCTCCAAAGTTATAGTTAGTAAGTAATGCCATCCATGGCTTCGAGTCCTTAGCGGTTAGTCTTCATCTTGTTGCGGTACCACGCTACACAAGCATAAGTGGTGTTAGCATTGCCATAATGTTCATGAACTTGTTTCAAGATATCAGTATTACCAAGGCCCAAGTTAATCCGCTCTTTGATGAAGTCACCAACTCCAACGTTAATTGGCTTCTTGTATGCAGACTCCTTAGTCTCTATTGGAAGTTGAGTCCTTAGCTCCTTGAGCTGCTCCTCTAAAGCGGCGATCTTAGCCTTAATAGCTTCGATCCTTTTGACTTCCTTCAAGGCCTCAGCAGCTTCTTTCTTCTTAGCAGCCGCCTCCGCCCGCTCTTTCTTCTTAGCTGCAGCAAGCTCTTGCTCCTTAGCAGTCTTAGCCTTAGCTTCTTCATTAGCCTTAGCCAAAGCCTTAGCCATGTCTTTAGCAGTACCAGCGGCCGCAGTAGCCCGCTTGACATCCTTGACCACCACCTTCTTAGGGGCCTTGCCTTTAGTGGTTGGCATCATTGGGCCGATGAAAGGAGCTTTAGCATTTTGAGTTTGAGTATTCATATTAGTATCTCCAAAGGTTAAGTTTAGTTTTAATTAGAGCCATCCTTGGCAAAGCCTTGATTAATAAAGGTCTTGTTCCATTGCAGCTATAAAAATATTTAATAGCGCCTCAGCTTTATCAAGTGTAAAGGGTATAGTTATAGATGATATATCATCAGTATACTCTATACCTTGAGCCTCTAAGCTATTGATTATAAAGTCAAAGTTTTCTACATCTTTAGACAAGTTCATAGTAATAACCTCTAAGTTGTTGATTATATTATTAAAGAGCTGCTGCAAATATATTACTTATATATATAATATAAGACAACTAATATATTTGAACTTATATCATATATTAAATATCAAGACTTGTACACTAGTTTAAACACTTATTTTGAAAATAAATTAAAAGAGCTTAAGAATCAAGAGCTTAGACTTGAATAGTACTAGCTAAAACTAAAGATGGTTCTAACTAGAACTTAAGCAACTTTCCTCTGAGGCCAGCCGGGGGGGTGATGGCGGTTGGCATTGACAATGGCGCAGCGCAAAATTTTTAGAAAAAACCATTTATGGGAAAATATCAATAACCAATAGGCATAGAAAATATTTTTAATTTTTAGAAAAAACCATTTATGGGAAAATATCAATAGTTTTAATTGCTGAAATTAATAACCAATACACTTAAGGCTTAGAGCTTAGTGCATAAAAATTTTTTTAAAAATTAAAGAATTTATGGATATTACCAAGGATCTTAGAGCATAAAAAATATTTTTAAAATAAGAGTGTACAGCCCGCCGTATTTATGTTAAGATGGCTTTAGATAGAGATATTAGAGGATTATAATGAGCATTAATGGATACGACCCATATAGTAATTTACCGCTAGGGTTAAAGTTATTTGATGCTGTTGCTTTAAATAAAGTTGAAGAATTGTCGGCCGCCCTATCTGAAGAGGAGGTCCTTGACTTCTTTGCTATTAGTGAGCAGCAGCTAGCAGAGAGCCCCGCAGATGCAGCTATTTTCAGGGCCGCCTTTAAACGTGGAAGGTCTATTGCTAAGTTCAATGCTGCAACACACCTGTTCAATGCAATGAAGGTTAGTGACAAGGCCAGTGCACCCGCCGCCGCTATTGCTTACCTGAAGCAGTTTGGGCAACTATGGCCTACAGTTGAAGAGGTTGGCACTGGTAAGAACTTTAGTTTTCAAGTAGTACTTGGCGACTAATGGATATAGTCTATAAGGCCTCGCCCACAATGCGGAAGTTCCATAGAAGCAATGCTTTTGTGCGAGCAGTGATGGGCCCTATTGGTAGCGGCAAGTCAGTTGGGTGTATAGCAGACCTGTTAGTAAAGGCCCACGCCCAGGAGCCTAATAGCGAAGGGGTCAGGAGTACTAGGTGGGTAATCATTCGTAACACCTACCGTGAGCTGCAAGACACCACTATAAAGACATTTCATGATTGGGTTCCAGAAAGCGCAGGCTACTGGAGCAAGATGAATCTGACCTTTACCCTGGAGCAGCGGCAGCCCGATGGTACTAGAGTACATGCTGAGTTCATGTTTAGGGCCTTGGACCGACCTAATGATGTAAAGAAGCTGCTATCTCTTGAGATTACAGGCGGCTTTATAAATGAGGCCCGCGAGGTCCCAAAGCAAGTTGTTGATATGCTACAAGGCAGGTGCGGCCGCTACCCATCCAAGCGAGACGGCGGCCCAACCTGGTTCGGCATTATAATGGATACTAACCCGCCAGACAATGATAGCTGGTGGTATAAGCTCTTTGAAGAGAACTTGCCGGATAACTTTGAGATATTCTATCAGCCATCAGGCCTAGCAGAAGATGCAGAGAATATCGAGAATTTGCCGGCGGGCTATTACCCCAATATGGTTGGTGGTAAAGACCAGGAGTGGGTTAATGTCTATGTGCATGGCCGGTATGGATTTGTATCTGAAGGTAAGCCGGTATTTCCTGAATACAAGGATAATGTACATGGCTCTTCAGAAGACTGGATGCCGGACCCTAGGCTACCGTTATATATTGGTATTGACTTTGGGTTAACACCAGCAGCGGTATTTGGCCAACTGACAGCAGCCGGCCGCATGGTTGTATTTGATGAGCTTGTAACATTTGATATGGGGGCTATGAGCTTTGGTAAGCTACTAAGAGAGCGGCTCAATACCAAGTACGCCGCGTTTACTCAAGTTGAGATTTATGCCGATCCAGCAGGTGAGCAGAGGGCCCAAACAGATGAGACGACGCCATTTCAGATATTACAAAACCAAGGAATTACAGCGTATCCAACATATACTAATGACTTTACCATACGTCGCGAGGCCATCGCCGACTACTTGCTACGCCTTGACTTTGCTGGTAACCCAGCATTCTTAGTAACCAAAGGCGCACCGACATTGCGTAAAGCATTAGCAGGCGGGTATAAGTATAGACGAGTACAAGTTGCAGGCGAAGCTAAATTTAAGGATAAGCCCGATAAAGGTAAGTATTCGCATGTTGCAGATGCCTGCCAGTATTTATTTATAGGTGCCGTGGGTGGTGATAGAGTAGTTGGCGGCTTTAGTACAAAAGAAATTGATTACTCACAAACTAATAGGCTGGTTGTTTAGTGGAAAGAAAGAAATTAGATGATAGTAGTATTTTAGCTATACTGGCTGATGAGCTTAGCCAAGCTAATATTACGTCGCAAACAGTACCATCATTAGAGCAGCCGCTAGCTTACTATCTTGGTTTACCCAATGGTACTGAAGTAGAGGGCCGCTCATCTATTACGTCAACTGATATAGCTGATGTAATTGAATGGATTCTGCCCCAGATTATGAAGTCATTTACTCAGAATAATGAGGTAGTAGTATTTGATCCTATTAATGCAGAGGATGAATTACAGGCTGCTATTGAGTCTGAGTATGTCTATGATGTATTAATGAAGCAGAATAATGGCTTCTTACTAATACACCAGTTCGTAAAAGATGCACTACTACAACGTAATGGTATATTAAAGGTATACTATGAAGAGTCTGCATGTACAAAGACTTACTCATATACTGGCCTTACTCAAGATCAGATGTATGTTATTGCAGCAAGTAGTAATGCTGAGATAATAGAGCAATCTGTAAACCAGTTTCTTGATGAGCAAGGCCAGCCGCAAGTACTATTTGATGTTAAGCTGGCAGTAACAAAGAAAGGTGGCCAGGTAAGAGTTGATTCAGTATCACCTGAAGAGTTTAGAGTTAATTCTCAGCATAGCTCGATTGATTTAAGTGAAGCCCGTTTTACTGCGCATATCCTTAGCAAGACTATATCTGATTTACTTGAAGAAGGTATAGAGTTAGACCCTAGCGATGTAGCTACTACGGCCAATGATTATAATCGAGGCTCATATAGATTCGAATATCAAGGTGAATCCTCAGCAGAACAATTTTCAGTAATCGATGGCGATGAGGCCAATAAACTTGTTGATATTTGTGAGTGCTATCGCAAGCTTGATGTTGATGGTACTGGCTATGCAGAGCTGCATAAGATAACAGTATTAGGGTCTGAAACACCAACAAAGATTCTAGATATAGAGCCAATTGATAGCAGCCCCTGGGTTGCAACAACTGCAATTCTTATGTCTCATAAATTTCAGGGTCTATCAATCTATGACCGGCTCAAGCAGATACAAGATAATAAGACTGCAATTATTCGTAATGTTATGGATAATATGTACCTCCAGAATAATCAACGAAATGTTATTGTGGAAGGTGCTGTTAATATTGATGATTTACTTGTTAGCCGTCCAGGCGGTATCATTAGGGCTAAGCGTCTTGATGCAATAACACCCCTGCAGACACCGCAAATTGGCGATACTGCATTCAATATGATGCGGTATTTAGATGATACCAGAGCCGGCCGCGTTGGTGTATCAGCTGATGGTAATGCAACGCCAGAGAATATTGGAGAGCGTATTGGGTCTCAAGGCCTTGAGCGCATAATGAATGCCAAAGAGGAATTGGTAGGCTTGATTGTTAGGGTTATATGTGAAACCGGCATTAAGCCTTTATGCAATAAGATTCGAGACCTAGTTACTCAGCATACTGATACAATTCAGGATTTTCAGTACAAAGGGCAGTGGATTAAAGTTAATCCTGCCACATGGCCGAACCGTACAAAGAGCACAGTCCGTGTCGGTACTGGCACTGGCGATACTAGGGCTAAGTTAGCTGCTATTGATAAGATTCAGAGTATACAAGCTACTATCATTGCGCAGCCCGGCCAAGCTCTAACAGACCAAGCTAAAGTCTATGCCGCCCTTGATGACTTCTGTAAATTCTCTGGTTTACATAGCGCCAATAGGTATTTTATAGACCCCAACTCTGAGTCTGGTAAACAAGCCACACAGGCCGCCAATGCTAATTCTCAACAGCAACAGCAGTTGGAAATGCAAAAGCAATTAGAAGAGTTGAAGATACAGCAGCAGCTAGTTGAAGCCTCGTTAATTGCCGCTAAAGCTCAGCAGAATAATGTAACATTAAAGGGCCAGGTTGAGCTAGCTAAACACCAGCGTGAGATGGATAAGCAAGCATTTGAGGCTCAAATAGCTAGTTTAACTGCAGAGCTAGAGCAAGCAAAACTAGCGGAAAAGAGCCATAAAGAAATGGCAGACCTGCAATTTAAATATGATGAGCTTGATTCAAAAGTAGCTCTTGAGTTAACTAAACTAGAATCAGCTAGCCAAGCTGAAGAGAATGCTAGCTACCAACATAATAAAGGGTCAGTATAATGCAAGATGAAATTGCGAGATTACAGGATGAAGTCAACCTTGGCAATAAAGCCCGAGGAGCATATATTGGCTATGTAAAAGACTTCATTGAAAAAGTTAGTATGGAATTATACCAGGAGTTTGTTATAGCTTCTGATGATGGACAAAGTTTATTAGTCAAGCGTAAGCATACTGCACTAATGGACCTTGAAACTTCAATATTGCGAGATATTGAAACTGGTAGCTTAGCTACAAAACAACTTGAGATACTAGGTAAACAATAATGTTCAGAATAGCGAGTAAGCTCCAAGCCCGTGGTTATTGGGCCGAGTCTCCTGCTGACGATGGTAGTAGTGCAAATACCGGCGGAAGTGCAGTAGACCAAGTGGCCGATCTTCTTATGGGTGGCACAGAAGAATCTACACCAGAAAAGAAACAGAAAGACGAGACTGAGGCGGATGATACCCAACCAGAGGACTCCAATCTTGATGAAGAAACTGATGGTGAAGAGGAGGAGTCAGAAGAAACGGAGGAAATAGAAGAAACCTCTGATGAAGATGACTCAGATTTAACCTGGGGTAAGACCTTAGGTATTGATGATAAACAGGTTGAACTTGATGAAGAGGGCAATTTTGTTGGCATCAAAACAGTTGTTAATGGTAAAGCAGAAACAATTGGTGTTAAAGACTTGGTTGCTGGTTATCAGACTGCAAAGAGCAATACTTATAAATCCCAACAATTGGCGGAAGAACGCAAAGAATTTGAGGGTTTAAAGGCTGCCGTTGCTACTGAGTATACCAAGAAGATTGAGGTAGTTGAAAACCTTACTAATCACATGAAGAACTCTTTGCTTAGTGATTATCAAGGCATAGATTGGAATAAGCTTCGCGCCGAAAATCCAGGTGAATATGCAGCTGCCATTCAGGATTTTAATATCCGCAATGCTGAAATTGATCGTATAGCTGGTGCCGTGCAAGCTGAGAAACAAGGTTTGACTCAAGAACAGATTCTTGAGCAACAGACCCAGACTCAGGCTTACATCAAAGCACAGGCCGAAAAAGTTCTGGAAAATAACCCTCTATGGGCTAAACCAGAAGAGTTCAAGAAAGCACTGACTGAAATGACTTCTTTTGTCAATGAAGCCTATGGTTTTTCAGAGCAGGAATTTGCCACTGTACAAGATGCACGTCTTATAGAGTTGGTTAAGGATGCAATGAAATACCGGCAGAGTGTTAAAACTGCTAAGACAAAGTTGGAAACAAAAGTTCCATCATTTCAAAAGAGTAAAGGCAAGTCTACTAAGACAGTATCTAAGCTTAATAAACTTGTCGATAAAGCAAAAACAACAACAGGTCATGCACATAGGGCTGCAGCAACAGATGCTGTAGCGGCTTTATTGCTTGGCGTAGAGTAATTTTTTTAACCTTAAAGGGTATCATAAAATGAGTACAGCAAATCTTGACTCGGCCGATTTGAAGGCAGTCGCGAAAGGCGGATTAATCCGTTCAGATGTAATGAACAAAATCTGGGATATTTCTAAAGTCCCATTACCATTTACAGATAGTATTGGGACTGACTCAGCTACTAATGAATACAAAGAGTGGACACTCGATGCATTAGCTGCTCCAGACTTAACCAATGCTCGTATTGATGGTGCCGATGCTTCAGGCAATGACACAGTTACGGGTTCACGTGTTGGTAACCACCACCAGATTTCTGATAAAGTGGTTCGCGTATCTTTTCGTGCAGATTCATCTAACACAATTGGCCGTACAAAAGAACTTTCTTACCAAGTCATGCGTCGTCAGCAAGAGCTCCGTCGTGACGTAGAAGCAATTGCATTGTCAAACCAAGCCTCTGTGGCAGACGATGGTAATTCGACTGCCGGTAAGGCTGGCGGTCTTCCATCTTGGCTGGTGACCAACCATGCTACTGGTGGTACACCCGGTGGTTATAATACTACCACTGGTCTGACTGTAGCGCGTACGCCAACTGCTGCACGGGCTCTGACTGAAACACTGGTTCGTGATACTGTTGAGAGCATTTACAATAATGGCGGCGATCCTACCATTATGATGTCAATTCCAAGTGTCATTCGTAAATTCAGTGAATACTTGTTTACCTCATCTGCTCGTGTTGCTACTCTGATGAGTGACCAAGGTAAAACTGCTGAAGCTGCTACCGCCTTAGGCTCAGTCAATGTCTTCGTAACTGACTTTGGGACTTTGAAATTAGTGCCTAACCGTTTACAACAGAAGCATACTGACTCTGGTGTTATCCAAGTTGCTGATGTCTTTATCTATGATCCAGCGTATTTGGCTATGTGTTACTTGCAAGGTTATAGAACTGAAGACTTAGCAAAAACTGGTACAGCTAATAATAAACAAATGTTGGTTGACTGGACTTTGGTTGTTAATACCGAAAAAGCTCATGGTATTATCGGTGATATTAACCCGGCATCAGCTGTAACGGCTTAATAGCTATGGCGCCTAGTATGAACTGGGCGCCAGTTTATTTTGGAGACCAAACATGGCAACAACTGAACCAAAAGCACCTGCACCAAAAGCACCTGCAGCACCAAAAGTAGAAGCACCAAAAGTAGAAGCGCCAAAAGTAAAGTCAAGTACTATTTTCGATGTTAAAAACATTACAAATAGGACTCTGTATTTGGCAAATGGCGTAATTGAAAAAGGCCAGATTGGCAAGGCAACTGCTGCTGAGTGTAGTGCATTATTTGTTTATATTGAGAAAGTGGACTAATTATGGACCCAGTCATTAAGAGCGAGTTTCATTATCAGAACCATACTGATGTTGTAACTCATAAAACAACGCAGCCTACTGAAGATATGATTCTTGCTCGTAATGCTGAGTTACGTAAAAACCCAGGTGTTATACAAGACCTGGGCGCACAAAGCGGTGAATCATTCGGCCGCATGGTCGCTAGCATACCCATCATCATGTTTGAAAAAGCTATTCGTGATGGGTATGACTTAAACAACCGAGATGCAAAAATTGCCGGCGCAGAAATGAATCGGTATTTGCAATCTACAGAAGGCAGAATGTGCCTAGTACAGGGGAAGAGCTAATGGCCGGGCAATTAAAATACGATTCAACTAATACAACAGCTATTAAATCTGCTGATCCTAAATTAACCAAAGCGTACGCTGAAGGCAGAATTGCTCAGATAGCAGGCGGTGGCTCTAATCCACATGCTGCTGGTTCTGATGCTAATGAAGCCTGGCAAGAAGGCTATGATACCGTTGTTGTGGAAGGCACCGTCGATAGTTGCGCTGAATGCATACCAATTACTGTGCCTAATGTCGTTGGAGATTCTCCAGCTGTAGCAACTGCTGCTATTATTGACGCCAATCTAATGGTCGGCTCGGTAACTCATCCTCTAGGTGAAGTTGCTGCACAGACACCAACAGCTGGAACTAAAGTACAAAGAAATACGGTAGTATCATTGACAGTAACACCTCCAGTAGAGGTGCCCGATGTTGTCGGTATGGATGAAGCAGCTGCCACTATCGCCATTGAGGGCGCCGGCTTAGAGTTGGGTACAGTTACGCTAGATGGTGGTGTTGTTACTGCCCAATCACCGTTGGCTGGTACCATGGTTCAACCAGGCACTGATGTTGACATTACATTGACTACCGCGACAGTTCCTGACGTTGTTGGTATGGATGAAGCAGCCGCGGAGGCAGCTATTATATTGGCTGGTTTCATATTAGGTACAGTTACGCTGACGACTAGCCCGGTGGCTATACAAGACCCGGCAGCTGGAGTACAAGCTTTACCAGGCACAGCTATTGATATTACTTTAACTGAATAACATGCGCTATTTAAGATTTCGTCGTAATGTAAATATGGTGTGCAGGAGAAGCAAGTATTTGCGCACTAAGATCCTGGCAAAAACACAAATAGTCGTTCCAGACTTAACTGGAGAGACGTTAGCCCAGGCTACCGCACATTTAGTGTCGGCTAGTTTAGCGTTAGGGACGGTCACTTTGACCACTGGACCAGTGACCGCACAAAGTGTGGCTGCAGAGACGAAAGTCAATGTCGGCACACCAATAGATATAACACTAACAGCATAGAGGACTTAAGGCAAATATATGGGCATAGTAAAATTAATAGTGGTTGCACTATCTGCATTAAGGGCAGGTCAGGCACTATCCAACCCAACCACTTGGAAGAAAGCGCAAATCTTGGCGCCATATCTTGGTAGTTTGGCTACTACAGCTAATGGGCTTATTTGTGATGGATGTATTGCACAACCAGACTTAGATACAATTGTACTTGGCGCATCTACATTAGCTGCGGCAGCTGTTAACCATTATTTGACAGTAGCCACTACCGATAAGCTTGGTATTAAATAATGGAGAGCCCACAACAAAGGCAAGATTTGCAGCTTATTGATACTGAGGATGCCTTGACAGTAGAGGAGCTAAGAGAGCTGAAAAAATTAGCTAGTCTATCAAAAACTACTAGGGTTGTCTTTGGCGTCATCTTTGGTGTGCTGGCATTAACTGGTATACAACCAGTATTAGAATGGTTTACCACCCACTTTAAAAGTATTGGACATTGAACATGATTAACTCAAGAAACATACTAGATTTAGAGCCTGAAGTACAAACACTCTGCTATAAATTCATAGCAGAGTGTGCCAAGAATGGTATTGACGTTATCATCACCAGTACGTATCGTGATAAGGAATCACAGGCAGCACTATATGCACAGGGCCGTACAACTCCCGGCCGTAAGGTTACCAATGCTAGACCTGGGGACTCATTTCATAATTGGCGTGTAGCATTTGATTTCTGTCCGATAGTTGCCGGCAAAGCTGCTTGGGATGATATTAATTTATTTAAACACTGCGGCCGTATTGCTAAAGGTCTTGGGCTTGAATGGGCGGGCGATTGGAAAACATTTAAAGAGCTGGCGCACTGTCAATATACTGGTGGGCTTACATTAGCTGATTTTAAAGCTGGTAAAACTTTGAGAGATGTGGTATGACTGCTGTAGTTTATAATAAATACAATAATGCTGCAGCAGCTATAGTAGGCGCTGATGATTTAATTAATGACGTATTTAAAATAGCTTTAGCATCATCAGTCAATCCTACTGATGTGACATTCAATATTGGCGCAACTGATCTGGTAACAGGTGGCGGTTATGTTGCAGGAGGTAACGTCGCCGCTACTATATCTGCATCAGTTGTTGCAAATGTATTTTCATTGATATTAGATAATCCAGCAATTTGGACTGCATCTGGCGCAGGATTT